CAATATCCATGCTGTGCAATATGTCTATCATTGCCAACATGTCGCCCAATTCTTCTTCCAGATGTTCTCTGTTGGTTTTGGGTTTGCCCGGCTTAACATTGTCCAAGCCAAATCGACTGATTTTACTTACTGCTTGTATGACTTCTGCACATTCTTCTTGCAGAATGTCCATTACTTCTTTTGTTTGACTGTCCATGGTTTACCTTTGATTTGCAAATGGTGCAATGTATGCGCCGCCTGAAGTGGTGCTGGTACGCAGGGTGTTGTAAACATTTTGTATACCAACTGCTTGATTCCATGCATCTTCCAACGCATGGTGAGCTGTAACTGGAGGACGCTGTGGATTGATACCCAAGTCAAATGCAGTACGCACATCACGTACTTCCCAAAACTTCCAAGGAACAGCACGATTGATTTTACGAAAAACATGTTCGCAAATGATAATGTCAAAACAACTGCCGTTGCTCCAAACACGTTTTGCACCCCAGCAGAATTTGTACAGTTGAGCAAATGCTTCTTCTATATCAATTCTTCCTTCGGGGTCAAAAGCAGCTTCTTGTGCTGCCTTGCTTTGTTGAGCCCACCATGCAATGGTGTCGTCACTTGTTGTCAGTCCAATCCTGTCACAGCTATCAATATCAACTTTGACATAAAAACTGTCCATATCGGGTTCAAATAGTTCTTTACCGAATGGATCAAATTTCACTGCGCCTATTGTTAGGATGGTTGCATCTGGAGTAGTGTTAAGTGTCTCCAAATCGATCATTATGTCTGTTTTAGCCATTAAGTTCTTTCTTTATTATGAACTTAAATTATAGCACAGAATCAATGCAGTGTCAATAGAGTTTTGGTGGTAATTGTTGATCTCTGAGCTTTTTGCGCCAGCGAGCTTTGGCTGCGCCTTTTTTGCGTTTGCGTTCAGTCGTTGGTTTTTCATAGAACTCTTTGGCACGTAGGGTGTCCAAAGTTCCAGCATCTTCCATCTTTCTTTTGAAGCGCCTCAAGGCCTGGTTGATGTTTTCACCGTCCTTGACAGTGACACCAGTTCCTCTACTCTTCTTGTGAATCATTATCGTCTTCCTCTTCTTGGTTTTCAATCTGTTCGACTATCCAATCCAAATTGTATATTCGATTTTTACTTATCAACTTGTATGGCGTTATTTCGTCACTAGTTATATAGTATGCGTTGGGCTGTGCTAACATGAATGTGACAAATTGCTGTGTTATTGAATCGCAGTTGTCAATATCAATAATAACACAATCAACCTGTATGGCTACACTTAGCAACCAGCTTGTATCTATGTCTTCAGTGTCGTAAATAAAGACGTTTAAATCATCTATGCTTTGGCTTAGAATTGTTTGAAATTGTTGTTTGATATGGTTGCTGGGTTTGACCAGCAAATATCCCATATTCATATTAAACAACTTATCAGGTGGGGTTATTAAGGTTATTTTTCCTAAGTTCATATATTCTGCTTGCGAAATGTTCTAATTGATCCGGTGTGTAGCTATAAAATCTTGGACCATTAGTTTGAATATCTTTGATGAATGTGTAAAGTTCTGGTTCTGTATTTTCATCTACAGTCAGTCCTTTGAATTCATCAAATGAGTATTCAACATACAATTGATCTTTGAGTTTAAAATCTGTTTTTGAATTGACTTTTGACCATAACGATGATGGAGATTTTTGTTCTTCATTTTGAACATATTCTACTCTCGTACTTTGGTTTGAATCTGACCCGTCTCGTCCTTGATCATGTAAGTCTTTTTTTTTGACTCGTCTTCAGGCAAATCTGGGTCAGGCTTGGTAGGCTCTGTTTCTTTCTCAGTACCTTCACTGTCGATATAAGATTGGCCGGTCGCTAAACGTTCTTCTACAGTTGTTTCTCCTGAGCGGGCTGCTTCACGTTCGGCTTCTTCTACCATTTTGTTCCATTTGTCTAGCTCTGATTCAGTGGTACCTGGTACCACTGGTTCCTCCGGTGCTGTTATATCACCTCCTAGTGCAGTCAACGGTGTTTCGCTTGGAACTTCTGTGTGTGTAGGTAATTCAGTTTCAATGACTACTGTGTTCTCGGCTAGCAAGTCATTAATTTGTTTAATTTGGGCATCTGTTAATGCGCCGTCATCTTGTTCAAATCTTGGCTCATTACTAGAAGTTGTTTCCGGGGAGATTATATCAACAACCGGTACCAATTCTGGCTCAACTTCTTCTTTCTTCCAACCAAATGTCATCTGTGCCGCTAGTAACATTATAACAGCTAACGGATCAAATACAACGATAATGGTAATAATGACCCAAGTAACTGCCTTCTCTAAAATTGTCTCGTCAGTCTCGCCGTAGACGAATGCAGCAATGTATTTTAGCGGTCCTACTTCTGCTTCAACTTTACGAACTTCGGCACGAATCGGTGCAGCCTCATCGTTTAGTTTAGCAATAGCCTTTTGTTCTGCGGTTATTTCATTTTGTAAGCGGGTGCGCTCTTTAGCTTGACTTTGACGGATTGATACGGATCGGTTAGCACCTTGTTCAGTTGTTGACCTTGCCATGCTTTGATCAACAGCTTCGTCCATCTGTCTAAGAGCCTTGCGGTTAGCTTCGATGTTATCTTTTGATGTTTTAATCTTTTCGTCAAATATGCTAATGCGGCTTAGCACATCACCGGATACTAAACTCTGATCACTGTGTGCTTTTGACAAGAAGCCAAAGATACCCATACTAGTGATCAGCATTAATACAATAACCGCAGTAGTCATGTAAATCTTCATCAAGCGAGGTGCTTGACTCCAATTGGCTTTGAGCCAACTGGCACAGACTAACTTAGCTACTTCTAGTGAAGATCCCATAATGATAATGGGAATAACAGCGGCAGAGAAAATAGCAGCCAAACCTATTACAGAATAATAGATTGCGACTGCTGAAATTGTTAACCCTGTTAGTAGTAGTAGCCAGGCGAGAATCATTTATGCCTTAATCAGAATAGGTTTGAGTTGTAGTTGTGCCGTCAATGACTGTAACAGCAATGTTATCGATAATATAAGCATCTGTGTCGGCAGGACGGTCAATTTCTATTACTCGTTGAGTACCTTCACCGACTAACGGATCTGTACCTTCAACTGGAGCAAATACTCTAACTGATTTAGTGTAATTATCACGTTCGACGCCTAAGTATATTAGTTCTTTAATAACGTCTTCTTCGCTCTGGATATAGAATTCTTGCCCGCTCTTTGACCAATAACGCGGGTAAGCAACACCGTCAACAGTAACAGTGCCGTCTGCGCCGTAATTATAATTTGCCGTAGCATAGCTTACAAAACCTGGTAACAAAAACTCGCTACGATCATACTTGACAGTAAACGCAATAGTATCTTGATCAACTTGGCCTGCGGCAGTGTTAAGGCCGGAATTTTCAATGTCTAAAATTTGGCAGTCGGCAAACATACCAAGCATGTCTACAATAGCTTGGAAACGTAAATTCCCACGGGCTAGTGCGTCCGCGATCACTTGTGTTTCTGGTAATTGGGTTGAATCGGTTGCGTTATCCCACGCCCATGTTGTAATACGGCCTGTCCTGGTTGGGCCCGGCTCGTCTTCTAGCAAATACCAAGATTGTCCGCCGTTATCCATACTAATAACTACACGGAAGTACGCTGGTGTTAATTGATTTTGATCTTGTTGAAATCCTGATGGCATTGTTATGCTCCTTAATATATCTAATATTTATCGTTACTTGAACACAATTAAGGCTAACAAGGCCGCTTGTACAAAGAATCCAAACCCGATTGTAACAATGTTTAGCAGGTCTTTTTGGATGGTTGCTTTAATGAAAAAGCAAAACAGTCCAACCCAGCTAAACAATACCATGTCGACAGGTGGCATCTTTTCAGTTAATCCTGTTAGTACTGCTACCATTGTAGGAATTGTTGCTAGATGCATAAGGATTACGGCAATCCAGCCCATTGTTTCTGCGCTCACGTGTGGCGCATGTTCTTTAACATTTTTAACCCAAAGATCCAGATTAAAAAGATCAGTTACGCCTTGTTTAATTTGTTGTGTGTTCATGTGAGTCCTTACTTGTAAAAAATGTGTCGGCCAATTTTAGCCACTCGTTCCCGTTTCCAACCTGGATTAATGTAATCACCATGGAAATACATAGCATCTTTAACAGATGGTAAACGGAATCCTTCTAATAGAACTTTTTTAGCCACTTCCATACTCTCTGTATAGATTGGACCGTTCATTGGCTTCTTTAGGCTTGCGCTATCGCAATACCAGCTGAACTGGCAAAGTACCTTTTCGTAGACAACGTTCTTTTGATATACTACTTGGCAAATATCAGATGGAAACTGTCCGTTTTCCGTTCTGTTAATAGTAACTTGTGCTACAGCAACTTTACCTTCGAATGGCTCTGAGCCAGCTTCGTGGTAGATATTACGGGCTAGACAGTCTAGTTGTTTCTGTCTCATTTGTGCTGTAACTGGACTCACCTGTGAGTGAGCATCTTTTAGGACTGTCAGTTTGTGGTCAACTGCGTTATATCCTATGACTGATACCACTAGCAAAGCTAGGGCATATACAAAAAACTTAATGATGCGTATCATGTTATTTCTCCTTTACGCTGGATCAGGAATCGCTACTTCCGTCAATTTACAAATGGCTCTGATACATCTCCTGTGCGTTAAAAGCCTACTGCTCTTTTTGTACCCCAAACCTATGAGGTACAATAAGTAATTATCCAAAAAATAGACCTGGAAAACCACTACTTTTACTTAGCAGTAGTTTAACGCCGCATTTTGGAAATGTCAACCGCTTCTTCGTCACTAAACACCGGTACTGCGTTGCTTTTATGCATGGTAGCAATACCTTTTACTTTGGTGCCTGTGTAGACCTTAGAGGGTTTAAGGGTAGCATTGCCACCGCCTGAATCTCTGCTAGGTATTTTGGGAAGTTCGGCGCCGCGATATGATTTCGGGCCCGGACTGTATGTGTCAGCTGTCAGCGCACGATTACGCTTCTTGTCCTCAGCTTCTATTCCCCATTTCTTTTGTAGTGCCTTCCAGTCTGCGTCAGCTTGTTCAGCTTTACGTTTATGTTCCGCACTGGCAAACTTCTTTTTGCCTTTTTGCTTGCCCGTAGTGCTTAACCACGGACCTTCTAAATGCATACTCATAATTTAATCCAAAAAATATCGAACATAGGTTTATTATACACTATGTTCGATACTAAGTCAACCGGATTTGATTACTTAACTTCTTTACGAGCGTTTTTAACTGCTGTAACATCGTTACGTGTTTCTTTACACAACTTAGCCAAATCTTGGCAATGTTTACGGACACGAGTACCGGCAGCGCCGACTTCTTTGTCATAAAACTTTTCAAAATCTGATTCCATCGCTTCGATGATTTTTGTAAATTCTGCGAATTTATTTGTAGCCATTTATTTCTCCTTAAGGCAAGTACGAATACTTATATACACTGTACAGGATGTACCAGCGTATGTCAATGTGATTGGTTAACCGACATTTATTGTTGAATTGCCAGGACCAGCAGTTGCTCCGTCGATCCTAGCATCTCCGACCCGATGAACGGGTTTATTGTTTATCTTAACAGTACCACTTCCTCCGGACGCAACTTGGTTGCCAGATACACCTTGTGGGTGTGCTCTTCGGTTTTGATTGTACTGATCGTCGTTGGCTGTACTTCCAGTCTGGCCGGCTAGCGCAATGCCTTTATTGCCAGCTTTGACGTCTGTAGATAGCCCAGTATTAAACGGAGCTCCACCGTGTACGTTTGTATCACCTTCGACGGATATTGTAGCCATTATACTAACTTAATTCCAGAAGTTTGTTCTAGGAACTGTTTGGCAAATGCTTCGTCAGTTGCTTCTGCTACTGTTACTGTAGACTTAAGAAGTTTAACAGATTTGTCTGGATGGACTGTGAACAAGTATGGCATTAGGCCTGGACCTTGTTGTCCCATTCCGATCACCATTGGACGGTTAAGTTTGTAATAAACTGGTCCGTCTTCAACTAGTTTAGCAACTAGCTCTTCACCGCTTGTTAGTTTAAGGGTGATTACTTCACCTTCTGTTACGCCTTTGTCAATTAACATATTATCCTTTGAGTGTGTTAAAAAATTCTTCGTCTTTACCTGCTAGGCCTTGAAAGCCACCTGGTAATAGAACTCCGTTGTTAAAAATTTGTGGAACTGAACGCAGACCTTGATCCATTAAGAATTCACGGGCACTAGGTTCATCTTCCATCATGATTGTCTTGAACGGAATGTTTTTGCTTTCTAGCAATGCTTTTGCTCTGTCGCAAAATGGACAGTTGTTTTTTGAGTATACTGTTATCATGTTATTATTATAGATTCGGTAATGCTTCGTAGTCAATGCCTTCGGACATCACACCGATGACATAGTTTGTTGATTCATTTTCTTGAAGCGCAGTTTGCTTCTTGCTAGTGTCAGTATGCTTGTTGAACCAAGGGATCGGAGTTGACTTCGGAGCAGGTGCTAGATACTTAATGCCAATATCTTTTAGTGCGCCGACTGCTGTGTAGTCAACAAAGTCTTTTAGAATGTTAGCATTCAGACCAATCACTGGGCCTTTATTAAACAAGTATTCTGCCCATGCTTTCTCTTCACGGATAACGTCCATGTACAACGCATAAACTTCTTGTTCACATTCCAATTTAGCATCAACAAATCGTTGATCTTCTTTGATTACTTGATTGATAATGTAAGCTGTCCATCCTTTATGTAGCAGTTCATCTTGTAGGATCAAACTGATAATGTTGCCATTACCAATAAAGATCTTGTTCTCGACCATGGCTAGACTTGTAGCAAAGCTAACCATAAAGCGGAACGCTTCTAACGCATAGCTAGCATGTAGTGCCATCCAAATTGCTTTAATATATTCTTTCTCTGGTATAACTTCGCCTAGCTCTTTACGGCAGTTAATAACATGTAGTTTGTCATAATACAGGCCAACACTTGACGCCATATCTACAATCTCTTTAGTCTCGTGGATTGTGTTGAACACATCTTTGGGCACGTTGTAGATGTTACGGATGATGTGACTGTAGCTCTTGCTGTGAATGTTAGTTTCAAAGAAACCCCAGTTATACATCAATGCTTCTAGCTCTGGTAGACTACATACAGGAGTAAACACCTGTGTAGGTCCACGGCCTTGTAAACTATCCAGCGCAGTTTGGCGTAGTAGGTTACTAGTAAAAATATGTTTAACTGCTTCACTAGCATCCTTAAAGTCGTTGCTATCTTTGCTTAGACTAATCTCTTCTGGTTGCCAAAAGAAGCCACGAGCAGTAGCATCAAAGTCTGCAATTTTTTTATACTTAACTTCTTCAAATCGTTGAATAGTAACTGGACCTGCTGGATCAAGAAACATCTTACGATTAAGATAATCTGTTTTAGTTGTTAGGTTGTATTGTTGTTTGCTCATATGTTATCTTCTTTAATTAATTTAGGATCGTTCCACACATTCCTATTGTGTACTACTGTGTCTTTTAACAACCGCCAAGTTTTTTCTGATGCGGTTTCAGTCCATTCAAAATACAAACTGCTTAGTGGGGGCCTTCCGGTGCTGACATCAAATCGCTCTCTATGTCGGAAGTAGTATTTAAGCCATACTAGTTTTCCACTAGTAACTTTAATAGGACGCCAGGCAAACTGTTTACTTTCCATAGTTGCCCGAAGCAAGAACAATCTTACAAATATGTTCTAGTCGTTCAATATGCTCGTATGCTCTCCAAGGACTAGTATCAATAGCGACTACACCGTGCCCCTTAATACCAACGATATCATAAGCAATGTTACCGTCTCTATCTAACTGTAGATTCTTATGACACTGATCAGCAAGCTCTTGGCTAATAGGAGGAACATCTCCTACGTTCGGTGCTACTCGAGTATAACGATTAAGCTCTGGAAACGCATTGCTAATAGCACTTAAATCAATGCCAGCATGCATAGCGGCAATACAGTATGTAGGATGAACATGGACTACTACACGAACTTCATCCCTATGTTGTCCCATTTCTTTTTGTAGACCAAAGTGTAAAGGAATCTCGCCGCTGGGCACTAGGTTCTTACTAATGTCAGTATACGGAACATCTTCCCAACCGTATAAGAATTCTGCTGTGCCAGCGCCACTTTGTATAGCACTACTAATTTTAATCTTCTTAAACTGATCGGGCTGTAGTGTCTGCTTACGAACACCACTAGGTGTAATGTAAAAGTGATCACGATCGTGGTGACGAATCGATACGTTACCATCACGACTAGTAATCCAGTTACGCTTGTAAGCGTCTACCATGATATCGCAAATTGTTTCTAGCATTATAGTTTACACGACTCGCAGTCGTCCTCATTATCAAAATCAATCGGTTCTAACATAGTCGGAGCATCCTCGGCAACTGCTTTACTGCCCTGCTTGTTAATCAAGCTATAGTAGAACGTCTTTAATCCCCAGTAATGACTTTGCATCAAATTCTTGGCAATCAATGTAGTTGGAACTTTACGATCAGCCCAGTGTGCTGGATTGTAGAATGTGTTGGTTGAAATTGATTGATCAACGTACGCCGCAATAACCGCCGCTGTCTTTAAGTAGCCATCGCAGTCTTTCTGTTCCCACATCAATTGATACTTGTTCTTCAACTTGTGATACTCGGGAACAACTTGTACGAACGAGCCTGCCTTTGATTCTTTAACACTGATTAAACTCATTGGCATTTCAATACCATTAGTACTGCTAATAACAACTGAGCTAGACTCTACAGGAGCAACTGCCATTTGTGTAGCATTACGTACACCATATAGTTTCATTTCGGCACGTAACGGCTCCCAGTCTAGTTCTGGTTTAAAGTCTGTTAGATCGTTAACACCGTTAGCACGTAATTCCCACGGGAATGTACCTTTGCCATAACGTGTATGGTCACTGCCCAAACACTTACCACGCTCCTTAGCTAACTCAACACTAGCTTCAGTTAGGTAAAACGATAAATGTTCCATCCAGCTTTTAACTTCATGAAGTGCGTCCTTCTCACCATACTTAAGACTACGCTTGGCGTGCCAGTATGCTAAGTTTGTGATGCCAATGCCTAATGGACGAATCTCGTCATTGCTTAACTTACTTTGGATTGACAAGAAGTCTTGGTAGTCCAGGATATTGTTAAGTGAACGATGGAGAATACGACAAGCTCTACGCATGTCTTCAGGATTACGGAAAGCACCCCAATTAATAGACCCAAGGGTACAAAGAGCAATGCGGCCATCAGCATCATCAAGTCGCTTAAAAGATTTAGTAGGTAATAGAATTTCACAGCAAAGGTTACTCTGGTAAATCGTATGGTACTCTGGGTCGAACGGACCCTGGTTCATTACATTGTCAATGAACACTAGATAGATACGCCCTGTATCAGTGCGCTCTTTCAGTATGCCCGACTTGAATACTTCTTCAGCGGACATTGTTTTCTTGCGTAGATCTTTTCGAGCTTCGTACTTGACATACAACTCTTCGAACAAGGCTGTGTTTGAGTAGAAGGCTTGATACAAGTCTGGTACTTCATTTGGATCAAAGAATGTAATGTCTTCTTTGTTTTTAAATCGTCTCCAGAAGAAGGCGGATAGGACCACACCGTAGTCC